ACTGCAGTAACATCACCAGCTACGATACCATTTGTAGCATCGAATCTTCTGTGTCTGTTAGTAGTTGGAGCTGAGACATCACTAGCAAAAGCTAGATCGCCAAGGTTTTGACCAGTTGTGTAAACAGGTCTTAGCGCACCATTGTTTTTCTGCGTGTACGCAATTCCAGAAAGCGTTAAAAACGCAAGCTGGTCTATTCTGTCAGCAATCGCATAAGCAAGAGCATCTCTAGAATGTTCACGGAAGTTAACAACAGATTTTTGATCAGCTAGTCTTCCTGCAAGTCTGTTAGCAAACCTGAGTTGATCTAGTTGAACAGTTATGTCGAATGCACGTAATGATTCTTCATTACCTTCTAGAGTGTTATCTCCAGTTATACCATCACCTGTCATGTCGGCTAAAAGTGTTAGTACAGCTCTAGCTCCTTTTTCAGATTTAGTAAGTTCGCTTATTCTTTGGACCATAGCGTTCGATCCAGAACCAGCAAACTGGTTAATGAAAGACATATTACGAGCAACGCGCCAAAAGTCACGTGACCAAGCCGTTAGTTGTTCGGAGGTCAGTGACGCAAAGTTAGTATTAGCCATTGGGCTTCTCCTATATTATTAAACGTTACTATTACCTGCCAACTTATTGGGGTGACAAATTAACCCGTATACCTCGTATCGTGAGGAGACGACTTCGCCAATTTTACGAGTGCGACCTCGACCTGTTTTACGTCTTGATAGACGAAATACGTTGTTTAACCTGTAACGATCAGGGCCAGATATCGTTCTGACTTAACGAATTCTTATATACTATATCAGTGTTTATCCAAAGTCACCACGTAATCTACGTAAAGTTTCTTCAGGTAAAGCATTAAATTCATCTTCTGATAGCGCATTTAGGTCTATTGTCCCTTCTCCTCTTTCTGCATTACCTTGCCCTTTTAACTCAGGCGGTTGCGATTGAGAAGCTTCTATTTTCTTTTTGACAGTAGCCGTTTTCTTTTTTTGTATTGTCTCTACATTACTTTTAGTTTGCGGGGCTTCTTGTACAGCAGGCTGATTAGCACCCATGACATACCCAGTAGCTTTTGTTAACGCATCAGATGCTTGATACCCTTGAACAATAAATGCATCTCGTAGACCAATTACTTCATTAGCAATGTCTTCATTGTAGTCTGCACTATTCTCATCCAACGCAGGGTATTGCTCTTGTATAACTTTAGCAGTAGCTTGCAACTCAACAGCTTCTTGGCTTTGTTGTACTGTTTGCCCCATCTGCTGTTGAACTTCAAACATCATTTGTTCTTTTTCAGCTTGTCTTATCTCTTGTCTAAGAGCTGCAGCTTTTTCAGGCTCCATATCTACAACTAATTGTTGGTACTCTAACTCTTTAGCATCAAAATCATACTCAGGAGCTTGCGCTTGTATTTCTGCTTGTTTAGCTGTTTGCTCGTCAAGTTGTTTCTGTAATGCTTTTTGTTTTGCTAGTACCTCATCTAATCTAGATTTAGGGACCATAGGAGATTTTTGTTTTTCTTCTACTTCTTCTGCAACGGGTGCTTCCTGAAGTTCTGCAACATCTCCATCAGTAGTTTCCTCTGTCGGCTCCTCATCTGTTTCTTCTCCAACAGGCTCTCCTTCCTCTTCTGCAACAACTTCTTCTTCTTCCGTTGAATCTTCTTCTGTTGTTTCTTCAACTGCATCAGTCTCTTCTGAGTCTTCATCTGTCTCCTCTTCTATTGGGTTTCCATCTCCATCTAAGCCAAAGCTTAAATCCTCCTTAAACGGTGAAGCTTCTTCTTCACTTATTTTATCTGCACCAGGTATACTATCATAAGTAACATCATACTGTTCCTCTGACTGTGCATTATCAGTTTGCGTTTTGCTATCTGCCATTTCTAACTCCTATAGTTATTTATTAGTCAATACTGTCGCAGCCA